TACATCTTCTAATCTGCTTTTATCAAGCCATGACGCTCTGAATCTTCCAGTAATGTCAAACACTCTCCTATATGATGCCTGTGCTTGATGATCATTAAGACCCCATAACATATCAGAGTTTTGAGTGAATGTAATATCTAAATCCTGAACTTGTGCTATTATAGAATCTGCTACTTTTAATCTTGCGTGCGCGAATGTGTATGGAAATTCACTTGTTGGTAATGCTGGCGCATTACTTCCAGTAAATGTAGTTGCTGGTGCGTCTTCCTTGCCATAACTCATATCTTGTGTTACGTCAACAGTCTGTCCTACTGTTGTAGATAATGCTAATGAATTTGTTATACAGCCCTTTAATGTTCTTACTATATCTCCACCACCTGAATCTGATGCATCAAATGCTATTTCGACTGTTGCTGATCTTACGTTTTTAGGCTGACCGTTTGAGGCATGTGGATATGAGTGTGTTGCAACTCCGTTTGATACTGATCCCACTGATGGTGTACCATAAATTGCTCCAAAAACCCAAGGGTTGCTCAGAACATAGTTCATTGAAAGGCTTCCTTGTTGCTGTCCATATGCGAATTTATTAGGTTCTATCTGGTTTAATTGTGCTAAATTAATCCTATTGTTGGTTAAAGACCAACTCCCTACCTTATCTTGTAATCCAAATTTCTTATTTGCTGTGACTGCTGTAGCAAATGTAGTCTCGTAACCATATTTTGCATATGCAAAAGCACCTGTTCTTACCATTATATTATCTGATTAACCGTTTAAGGATATAAAGATTTCTAATCATGGATTATCCTTCCTGTATCTGACGTTTATTACATGCTTGAACATGTTCCTTAGTTGGTCATTCTGTGATATTGTAGAAGTAACCATTAGGTCAATAAATCCAGTTCTTCGTATATTTCCCTTAATTATTCTTAAAATCTCCTTGTTTACATTATCTATTTTTTCCTGATCCATGTATGATCTAGCCTCTATAGTTATATCTACAAGGTGTAAAAAATCTGACCCATAAAGACCAAAGTATTCTATGGATTCGTTTTTTGGATATACTAATATCATGTCTCTCCTGTCATCTATAAACCCTGCAGATTTTTCTTCCCAAAGAGCCTTGATATTAGGTGTCTGTCCATCTGACCACTCTGTCTTTAGCATGCTTACCATGTCGTTTAATGCTGTATAAATTGCTGAACTCATTTTGCTCTCTTCTCAACTCCTCTTACAACTTGACATCTGCATCTTTCATGTAATGGCATTGGTTGTCTCTCCAACTCTACCATTATATTGTATTGGTTTAATATTTCAACATCTTTAGGATCTGCTGTGCTTAACTCACCATGCTCTGCCTCAAATGATTCACACATCTGACACACTCTAGAATCTCCCCTAGTAACAAAAGTTAATGTTATTTCCTGTTCTACCTGTACTGATAAAGCTTCTCCCACTTGTTCAGGAGTAATACCTGCTTTCCCTAGATTTACAGTGCTGCTAATAAATCTTCCCTCGATAACTATATTACCATCTTCATTTTTAATTTCTGCTACAGATTTACCGAGTTTTCTTGCTATCGGTGTTGCCACTCTTTCTGTCAAATGTTCTTTCATTTGGCTAAACACTTTAGTAAGAACGTCTTTGCTAATATCAAAACTTAGTTTAATACCCATTATGGTATCACAAATGCTTCTCTACGATTTATCACACATTGTTCTATATCTTCCTTCCATGCTTTGATCATGTCTCCCCAAGACATTGAATTACCACCAACTGGTAATCTATCCATTCTAAAACTTGTTGTGAGAAGGTCTATAGCTGTAAGTTTCACACACATATCTTCTATATCATTAGGTATGTTTGTGTCTCCTGAAAATTTTTCCCCACCATATCTATAAGATACTCTAACTCTGTTTTTTCTTAAAATTGAAAATATAAAACCTCTAAGATATAATCTACCATATTGATAATCCATATCATACCACTGAGAATTGGTTAAGATGTTTTCATATGTTGCAGAAGAACCCTGCCAAATTTCTATTTTATCTCCCTCTGATACATCAAAATCATAAATATTTCTGTGTTGTAGCCATAACGGAGTACCCCAGCCGAAAGTATAAAGTAATGGTAAATCATGTCTCTCATTGTATACCTTTGTTGATCTCCATGCATGACCAATTCTTCGATCAATCTCATCCTCTTTCCTGTTAATGATTTTTTCAACCTGAGTCTTGTTAGGAGTTGTGGTTGCTGTAATAGGAACTCTTAGAAAATCAGATACGTCTTCTACACTGCAATAGGTTGTAGCCATATATAATTATAAACTTGTTTGTATTTAAATTTGATTACTTGAAAACAACTGTTATTTCTGCACTTCCTGTACAGTCTGCATATATACCATCTTCAAATCTTCTGTTTATCTGTACATATGTTCCCTGTGTTGCTGTAAATATGGTAAACTCTGTTGATCCACTTGAGTCAGTTCCATTCTTGAATACTACCTTATCAGAACCAGAACCCACTTTTGTCACAAAAACACCTACAATTACCCCATGACCACCTTTTATGAGTGTGTCAGAATTGAATGATTTTACACTGTGATTTAGTTCTACCATATACATTCAATATATTAATACCTTATAAACTTTATTAGTATTTTAAGAAAAAAAAAGGGCTGTTTTTGGACTCTAGTAGCCTATGACTAGAAACTCGAATACTTTAGACGCACAAGCAGAGCTTGTGTTTGGTGTCTCTGTAAATGGTGTTGTTGCTGAACCACCTACATCGTAGAGTTTAATCTTTTCTGTTGCTTTGTCGTATACTACTTCTCTTAGCGAGTCCGTATAAGTCGGAATTACTGCTACTAGTGTTTTTACTCTTCGACCTTGTTTCAAGTCGACAGAAACACCACCAGTCGCATAGTTGTCTCCACTACCAAAGGTAACTTTGACAGCATATACTCGCAACTTTGAAGTCAAAGCAGCTTGCCATGAGAGTGTTTTTCTCACGTTAGCACCTGTCCAATCGGATGTACTGATTGTTATTGCCATATAAAACTGTAGCACCTCCCTATATATAAAGATTAAAAAATAAAAAAAAAGATTTTGGATATAAAATTCTAAAGTTTTATATCTCTTATTTTTCCCTGTGACTTGAAGTGTCTACAGACAGTTTCTCCCATTGTCCTGAATACACCTTTCTCAACAAATGCATTGTTGACAAATGGATATGCTGGACTTCTGCGAGTAGCTTCGTAGTATTCTGTTGGGATTGCGATCTGAATTCCAATTCTTGGATAACCATATCCCTCTGCATCAGATGTATCAAATGCAAATAATCTGCCGATTTCACTTGAATCGCCAGCATCGCTTGGTGCATCTTTGCTTGGAATGAATGGAATTCCATAAATGGAGTCCACATGTATACCAACGCCAGTTCCCTTAAAGGTCTGGATTCCGTTTACATCAATCTGTACTAAGCTTTCACCGTATGGGTTTGGAATACGGACTGAAGGCATATATAGACCTTGTATCTCGGAGTATACTTCGTGAGAGCCTAAGAACACGTTTGGGTCTTTACCTGCAGCGATACGAATCTTTCTAAGGAAAGTTCGTAAAGTGTCGTCTGTCAAAACACCGTTTGTACCGATAGTGCCACTGGCACTTTCAACTGTACAATCGAATGCTGAGCTAGAGTCTCTGTCGATGGTTGCGTTAGCAGCCCAAGGGTCATATTCCCCACTGCCACTTCCTCCTAATGCAGTTTCTTCTGCGTTAGATGAAACAATTCTATCAAGTGACTCGAAATCGGTTGTACCACCGAATGCACCTGAAGATACGTTACCTTCAACGTCTGCTAAGAGCATCCTGTTAAGGAATTCTTTGTGTTGTACTGCCATATACAATCGAAGTGAACCAAGTCCACCCCAAATGTCGTCTTTGCTGTGTGTTGCTAACCATTCCATTACTTCTGATGCTGAGAAAGGCAGTTGTGCTGTCTTTGGTCTAACATCTATTTCTTGGAGTGTTGGCTTCACTGTTTCAGCAATGAGTCCACCTTCTGCTGTACCACCTAATGCTGTGTTAGCATTTGTAGTGTTTAGCACAGGTTTTGCAGTAATAACCCTCCATCCAGATTTATCCCAAGGATACTTGGGTAAAATACCGAATGCGTTTGCTTCTAAGTTAAGTTGCGCCCATGCATATGCTCCAAAGATTGCGTTGAAAACGCCTGCTGTGGAGGTTGTTGCTGGTGCATCAGCTTTTCTCAAAAGGTTTCTATTGTATCCGTAATACAGTGCTTCTAATTCGTCAATAGTTTTTATCTGAACCATTAGTATCTACCTACCTCGTCTGCGTTTGGTTGGTAATATTTACCTTTCAGAATATTTTGAGCTACTGTTGAAAGTGACTCAAAACCAGCTTCTCTTGCATCTTTCAGTATTGGACTGAGGTCAGATGCAGATTTATCTACTGTTTCCAAGGCTGCGTTTGGTCTTGGAGTTTCTGTAGTAAATGAGTGTTCAGACTTTGCAACTAATTCAGATTTGCCTATAGCACCCTGAATTGACAGTTTTGACTGATCATTGGTTGTTTCCTTTCCGTCATCATCCAGTTTGGCTTGCTGACCTTGTGGATAAGGTTCTTCAGGAACTTTTACTGAAGCTCCAACATCGTCTCCACCTTGAGTTCCTTTTGGACTCAAAGCCAAGTCTGTTGGTTTTTCAAGTGCTTTAACTCTAGTATTAATAGAGGTTACAGCATCAATGATACTTTTTTGGGAGTCAACTACTGTGCTTAATTGCTCAGATATGTCTCCGAATGTTGATTTGACTGCTTCTACGAATGATTTTTCTGAATCTTCACGTTGTGATTCTTCAGAACTCTCTTCTTTTGCTTCCGTCTCTTCTTCGTCATTAGAGCTTTCTTCGAATTTTGGTTTTTCTTCGTCTGCCATAATGTACTATTCCTTTATATGTGGGGTTTATATAGATTTTGGTTGTTTCTTTTCTTCTTGTACAGGTGTAATTTGAGCGCTATCACCACTACCTTGAACACTTCCTTTATCATGTCCTAGACCTCTTTGACCTGCTCCAAACTGTCCTTCTTCCACTTTTTTCAAATCTGCCTGCAAATATTCTAAAAATGCCTTTTTTTGTTGATGTTTTCCTTCTCTATCTAGTTTACTTTCATCTTTTACGTTCTTTGGTACTCCTGCAGGTGTATCATCTCCTAAATTAGCATGGTGTGGTTTTGCTCTTCCACCAGAGTCATCTAATGGTTTCTCTTGTTCAATGCATTTACCCTCACTTTCCATTGATGGTTCGCATATAGTTGTCACTTTTGGCTGTGGTAATCCCTGTCCAATCCATGTCTCTCTACCAGTATTTTGATTATACATAGAATGTTGATCTCCCATTGAGTTTGAATGATCTGCTTTTTGTTTAGCATCAAACTCTTCCTGTGTAAGATACTCATAAGCACCTTTCTCGTTTCCAGTTCCACTTGGACTATGCATATTCCTTTTTGGTTTTTTCTGACAGTTAGGACAAGTATAACCACCTGTTCTTGGACTTGCACCCATGAGTGTAGGTGCTGATCCTCCATGTGAATCCCTATATTCCTGTTCTCGTTTTTTATCTTCTTTAATATTATCTCTTCCACAATTAGGACAAAATTTACTTCCTTTTTTACCACCAGATATGTAGGCATCTGAAACTGGTAGAACTTTGTTTATATCTTCTGCTTTCTTGGAATCTTCTGTGTCATGTTTAATCTGACCACAGTATGCGCTTGGATCTCTCTTATCCTGATTGACACTTACACAGTGATCAAAGTTTCCTTTACCACCATTTCCGTCAGGCATTGGTTTTGTAATGAAACATCCAAAATTATCACATGTTTTAACTATCATTTTATCTCCTCTTTTTTCTGTATGTAAAACTGATTTGGCTATTGGGTTGTAATCTGTGATTATAGCCATTGGAACTGCTGGGTCTTTACATACTGCAACTTCATAATGTTCAAGGTTTGATAATGCATATGCTATAGATCCATCTTTCATTCTCATAGGTGTCCTATTTGCCTTTGTAGCTCCACCAAAACTTAATCCCTTGTATTCTCCTGATTTAATCTTTCTCCAAATTTCATTATCCAAATCATAGTTTTTAAAAATCTTACCTGTGACTTTTATGGCTGGATATACTTCACCGTCTTGTGCTGTAAAATCTGCCTTTGCATAATTTATTCCTTTTCCTATTACCCTATTACTATGTGTATCTGTAATTGGTGCGCCTCTATCCATCCAAACTGGTAGCACCTTATATAACTCATTAACTATTGTAACTTCTCCTTGTTTGTCTTTCATCTCAACTGTGAGGTATCCTTCAAAGAATCTTTCGTCAGAATTTACAGGTTCAAAGCCCTTTGTCAATAATCTGTTTACGAAATATCCCTCTGTCATATATAAAATAGGATACTCTATATTTAATAAAGATATCTATAAAAAAAGGTAAAAGTAGTTTGTAAAATAATACTACTCTGTACTGTCTTTTTTTGCTTTAGTTACAGCGAAGTCTGCTGCGAATCCTGTAGTCAATCCTATCAGAGCTAGTCCTACTAAACCTACTGACTCAATAGCTATAGTTTGTGCTACTGCTATTGCAGCAAATGTAGAGATGATAAGAGCGCCTGCTAGCTTTTTAGCAGAGTAAGATTGGTCTTCAGTGTGTAAATACCCTCTAAGGGTGTTTAAACCTGCTCCGACAACTGCAGCACCTACTGTAATAAGTGTTGGGTCTACCATGTCTTATACGATAAAAATGCTAGGATATAAGGATTATGTTAAATTATACTTTGTACAAGGGTCACTGAGGCGAAGATTGTTCCCAAGGCAGCTATTATAACGTAAAATCTCTTTTCTTTCTTTTCTGCATCCTGTGTAACATGCGTAAGGTGATTAGATATGCTTATTTCTGTTTTCGTGGTTCTATCGCATAAATCGTCTATTTTTTGATCTAATTTGTCAATTCTGGTCATTATTCTATCTAAAAGAAATTCCTCTACCATATACAGTTGATATATGTATAATATTTATATTTATTGTACAGGTTGTAGATATTTTGACTCTATAAGGTATAATAGATATTCAGGCTCTGATTGTACTGCCAATAGTAGAAATGGGTCAAAATTATTGCCTTGAAAGAATCCACATTTATAACATACCCAAAATATCTGTTTTCCTCTTGCATAACCATACATCTTTGTTTCACATTTCTTACAACTATTATCTATGTTCATACAAGCATTTATTAAGAGGTTATATTATTAAAGTTTATGGGAACTGCATTCTATATCTATGAAAAAAGACAAGACTATGAAAATGCATATAAGGGAAGAGTAGGAGAACATTTTTATGATATAAAAATAATGGAATTATACGTTAAAGAAAACAAGAAAGGAGAGGCTAAACTATGGGTTGTGACAGAGACAAATCAAATGAAGGAGTCACCACGATTAGAAAAAACAGTTGTTCATTTTAGAAATGGAAGCTGTAAAGAATTTTTAGAAGGAGATGAAATAAAAGTTATAGATGGACAAACTAAGTTTAATCCTAAAACAGACAAAGTAGAATTTTATCCAAAGTTTTTAGGAAAACCAAAATTTGAAGTTAGGTGTGATAGGTTTTGGGGTAACAGACCAAACAAAAAGAGAATTATAAATCCAACTGCATATTATGATTTAG